TGTAGGCTAAAGCACAGATCTTCCTGGTGCTCTGTAGGCTAAAGCACAGATCTTCCTGGTGCTCTGTAGGCTAAAGCACAGATCTTCAGGCCGTAGCAAAAAACTCCCTCGCCGCCGCATCCTTAATAAATTCTCGCAGCTTCTTCGGCGTCTTCTTTACCACAGGACTCTCCCTCTCCCTCAACTTTTTCTTATCAAACGTATTCTCGGAATGACTCATCACCAGCATTACCTTATAGGGATCGAGCTGAATCATCGGGTTCTTATAGTCATCGAGAAACGACTTTTCCTCTGCATGAGTAACCGTCTCATCATAGACATGCGTATCTGCATAGCTCCTCTTCCACGCCATGGTTCCATTTGTCGCATGATTTGCGTGATAAGGGCCCAGCTTATAAATTGTCTGAATATCAGAATAATACATGTAGATTTCCGATGCGCCAGCGAGTTCATAGACAGGCTTCTGTTTAAATGCTGTAACCACCGCCGTAACACGCTCTGGAGGATAATAGTCATCATCATCCATCGCGACAATAATATCGCCACAAGATTTCACATTCAACAGATTCCGTTTCGCCCCAATGGTGAGCTTATCCGTCAGATGGATATAGTGAACATTAGGGATCCCAAGATTCTTGAACAGATCGCCTACGGGATCGGACCCATCATCGAGAATAATCCACTCCATCCGATGCTTAGGATACCTTTGCGCCTTATAACATGCGATAAGTTGGGGGATGAATTTACGGCGATTATAGGTCGGTGTTATGACAGAAACAAACGGATGATCTGACGCTTGTTGCTGTGATACTATTGGCTTCGTTGATACGGACATCTATATAGATATAGGCCGCAAGGTTTAGACCGATTTATTTAAGCTGACTGTAGGTTATACTCAAGCCAATGAAGAAGGCCGCACTTGCCAGGGAAATGTACCATGCGTTTGTTTTCTGTTTTTTTTCAGTTTCAGTTGGATTTTTAGAATCAATGATGACATAACTAAAGAAGGAGTCCATCGTTGTTTGCGCATCGATTGGGTTATCAGCACTGGACACAGGTATATTGCTTATCGTGGGATAATCTATCTGATCTTTTGGACAGCTTGGGGTTGTGATTCCTGATCGCTCTTCAAGGGCACTTAGTTCATCTCCAAGGCCAACACTCTCTGCGCCGGCTCTAACAGCCTTTGCGGCATCAGATGAGGCTACCTGTTGGGCTACCCCTTGCGCAGCCCCTTGTGCCTGTGCTTTTGCTGCAGCAGCAAGACTAGCTGGAGCTGAAAGGCCGAACATTTACCTAGTGTAATGAAAGAATAAAGGCATTTATCACGTGGCTTCTGACTCTGCGGATGCGTTCGTACCTGTGTTAGCTTCGGGCCCTGCGGGTGCGTTAGTCTCGGGCTCTGCAGGTGCATTCCTTGTCGCGTTTGTATTTGCTCCTTTGTTTATACTATTTGCGACCGTCGCCACAGTTTTGAGCAGCTTAGCAGTTCTAGGATACAAGGGAAATAGACCGGAGACCCAAAATGGTGGCTTCATTATCGAAACAAGGATTATGATTGGAAAAAAGATTGCCCCATAGACAAAGTACCATATGCGTCCAAGAAGAAATTCCGCTTCAGCCTCAATACACATATTTGAAGCCATAACGCCGCCCCATACCGCAATAAATACAAGGGACACATAGAATGCAATGGGGACCAGCATTCTAAAGATAAATGTCGCAAAGCTCCTCATCACACGATTATAATCATAGGGATTTCCAATAAGGGCATCATAGTTAATAAGAATATTCTCGTGCTGTTCTTTATAATAACCAGCCGTTTTCACCATAGGAGGTTGATAGGGTTCTTTAGCAACTTTTGTCTTTACTGGTGTTGATGCGGATCCGGAGTTTTGGAATCCCTCAGTGGAAGGGACTATATACGGTTTACTGTTCTGAAGAGTAGTAATATCAGCATTGATTTCTGAAAGAAGAGAATCATATTTGGCCAAGGCTGGTTCTCCTTTGAATACCAGGGTCCCACTTTTCAGTACTGCTTCCTTTTCCTTCTTAATCTTATCGTACTGTGTCTGAATGCTATCCCGTTCTGCGCGGAGTTCGGTTATCTGCGCCACAAGCGTATCTTGAAAAAACTTCAGTTGCGCCGCATCCGTATCGGCCTGCAGCTGTGCCTGTTTTTTCGCGCATTCATCCGTGGTCATGCCCTTACATGCCTCCTGTAGGTTTTGCGTAGCATTCAGGGCCGATGTGAGGGCCGTGGTATCGACCATATTGCTAACACTAGGTGAAAGCGAGGATGCCACGGACATCGTCGAGGTTAAGGAAGATGTCATTTCACCAAAGCCGGAGTTCAAATTCGTAATACTCGCTGTTGCGGCTGCTGTATCTGTGGGTGAGGGGGGCGCCCCGCCTCCAAATATACCTGAGAACATACTCGTTGCTGGTGAAGCTGGAGCCGCCATAGATTACCTATCCTACCTTCCCGTATTTTTCACACCGTAAAACCTTATCTCAAGGGCCCTAGGGGTTCTTGAGATACCGTCAGTTACCAGATCCTGCTAGATCACAGAGCATATTTCAAGCCGCCCATACCTGAAACAATCTCTAAAAAGTTAATATTCTCTACATATATATCAATATCATAGGTATACGTCGTATTTGTCGGCAGGGGCCAGAAATCCATATCAATCTGAAAGTTTCGAATACGGCTCGCATTCAGAGATCCTGAAGGCTGCGTTGGTGAGTTGTCGAGTTGAAAGGAGTATAGGGATACGCCAGGCTGTGGTGTACCCCTAGCATACTTGTATGTCGAATACTCAGTAAAAAAATCCGTATTCTTCGTCTCCTGAATCTCATTTCCATCGCACAGCACATGGATACTCCGAATCATATCCCGCTGCATACCGGCGACCAGTGATCCAGAATAGTTCACACCAACGACTCCCGTAGTCGGAGTAAACGGGTAGTTGGGATATGTATACCAGTTGGTAAAGTTCGCAAAATCATTTCGATACCTCTGGTCCGAGCGCCGCTGAACAAAAATCATGCGGGTGAGCGGATTATGGGGCTGGAGATCGAGGACTGCGCGGGTGGTTCTCCCTTCGAAAGGAAACTGTGTCACCTGTGTCAAAATATAGGAGAGGGGTCGTGTTGCAAAAATAATCTGCTCATCTCGGGGAAGATAGATGAAGTTCGCCTGAAGCCTCGGATAAAAGCTCTGCCAAGTATCGAGGGCTGGGACCGTGAAGCCCACGTCAGTGAGAAAATAGCGAATATTCCCTGAAATATCTGCGGCGGAACTATAGGGAGGGATATTGCCCACATTAATCGTCTGAGGAACGGCCACCTGCCATTCGGGATTCACCCTACGCCCATAGTTATCCAAAATAGTATAGAGCTGTGAAATAGGGTTCAGGGTGATCTTCACTTCGCACTCATGATACTGAAGACCAATGAGAGGAAGGGCCTTCGAGTTCGCCTGAGAAAACCAGAAGGAGAGAGGAACATGAATATCGCGTCCAAAAATCGAGGGGCGATTCGTCTGAGTCCCTGTAGGTGGGCTTGGATTCGGCACAACAGTAGGATATCCTGAGTATAGATTCGTCGCAGAACTATAGGATGCATACTCGCTCGTAGAAGGCGAAATCATGGCGTCAGTGTCGCCCACTAGGATGCGCCACTTTGAGAATTCGTCATTATCCATGTCTAACTGAGCGCTGGTCAACAAATAGGACCCGTCAAACTCCTGGATTTTCTGCCCTCCAATAGAAAAACTGACCGTATTAATAATAGCGGCACCGAGAAAACGGACCCATTGAAACTCGTATTGGGGGACACGGTAAATAGGGGCGCCTGTCGAATCTGTTCCGATTTTCCTCGAGTTTGGAGGAATATACTTGCTATAAATATCGGGAACATAGAAGGAAAACATCAGATCTGACATCAGATCACCATAACGCGGAATCTTTGCCCGGAGGTCTACTGTGGCGTCAAAGGCCGGCTCATTTGGACCCTCGAGTGCGATTGTAATGTTCTCCATAGCAAAGTGAGAATAGCGCTTGAAGACCTTGTAAAAATAGGTCATCTGCGGATTTCCGCTGAGGATAACATTCTGTGTTCCGTAGGCTACGAGAGCATATATTCCACCTCCTGCCATGGGGAAATCCTTACTGGAATACAAGAGATTATATGTTAAAGCCCTCCTTAGCGCTGCTGGTTGGCCCACCAGTCATCTGCCAAATAGGGAGGGCGCTGCATCGCCTTCGTATTGGTTTTGGTCGATGGCCCCCTGTTCATCAGGTTCTGAATCTCAATCGCGGATAGGGCGTACCGGGTATAAATAAGATTTGAGAGGTTTCCAGAGAAACTTCCTGCGAGGCGGAGGGTGTCGGAGCCCAAGACAATCGGAGCAGTTCCCCCAGAAAGACTATTAGAGTTGACATTGGAAAAGAGAACAATGTCCTGGAAGTTCTGGTAAGGGAGAGTTCCCGTAAAGGGGATTCGGGTGGCCAGTTCCCCATTGACGAAAATGTCCAAGCCATTATTAAAACAGTTAAGCACCACGTGAACCCATTTTTGAATAGGAAAGTTTATAACATCGGCGTATGTATAGGGATTTTTGTAGGTATTCATTACCACTCTCATCGTATTGTGTGTCGCATTCATAAACACGCCAGGACCCATCAGAGGCCAAGGAAATCCGAAGCCTTTGTGGAAGACGTGCCTGTATTGATTGGCGCTGTCTGCTGTGAAGCTCGCAGGTAAAACATAGATATAGAAGGAATAGGCGAATTCAATCCCAGTACGTTCATTCACGGAGAGGCCAATGGGTATAGCATTCGCGTACCTTGAGGCATCCTGATGAATATTGATCGTAGAGTCTTGGGAATCGGCGGTATAGTCCATGATAGTCTGATACCGACTTCTTGCTTCATAGACGGTCTTGTACATGACTTCACCGGTTAGAGCGACAATAAAGATCAATATCACGATAACAAGACCATTGACAATCTGACCGGAAGAATCACTGCCTGAACTAGCGTATGAACTCGAATATGAGCTCGCGTATGAGCCTGCATAACTCATCTCTACCGTGTTGTGCCAAAATAAGTAGACCCCCTGGGTGTACTTGTTTAGCCTACAACACAACTGCTTGGTGTTGTGCCAAAATAAGTACACCGAGGGTGTACTTGTTTTAGCAGTTAATACTATATCATTACTCAAGTTTGGCACCCCTAAAGAGAGACGCAATCCAAGAAAAGACATCGAGGCTCACCCCATTTGGACCCGACATATAGGTCTTATAGATCTCATCGGGATTCATACTGTAGGAGCCCACTGTCGTGTTTCCAACATAGCCATCGAATCCCCCACGGTCGAGCATATTCAGTTTGACATCAGCAGTAGGATCCACCTTGAAATAGGATGGCGTTACACAAGAGCGAACAAGTTTCCCATCGATGTATACGTCGATTGTCTTGCCTGATAAGACCACCGTAATCATTGTCCAGCGCTGAAGGTCGATTTCAGCGATATCGCACTGTATTGGTACACCAGCAAGAAGGGAATCGTCGGAGGCCATGGGCTTGAACATCGCATCAATTTGGCCCGTGCTGAGAGTTCCAGGGAGGTCTGAACTATTTGGTGTTGTCGTTGTTGTCGTGGTTATTACTACTGTCCTTGTTGAACCGCTACCTGTCGTACTAGTGGTAGTAGTAGTAGGGCCTGTAGTAGTCGTGGTAGTAGGGACCGTGGTAGTAGGGACCGTGGTAGTAGAGCCCATTCTAGAACCAGCGGCAGAACCAGAGGCAGAACCAGAGCCAAGCATAGAGGCAGAACCAGATCCAGGGTCAGGCGCAGATCCAGAACCAGATCCAGAACCACTCTGAAATCCCTCAACTCCATTGGCAACAATAGACTTCACGCGATTAACAATACCATTTGTGTAATCACTCACGGGATTCTGAAATCCCTGTGTAAGATCCTTATAGTGCGTGCGCACAACTAAGGAGTTCTTAAAGGCTCCTATTCCAAGAAGAAGGGTGGAAAAATGTTTCCCCTTAAGCTCCAGCAAATGCTTCCGTTTATTATTCGTATTTAAACTATTCAGATAGATCCAGGTGTTCACCGAATAGTCACCGCCTTCATAGGGCTGTGGAAAAGGAGGTATACTCGTCGGGGGAACGTTGGCAGCCTTTTGCGAAGGAATGATGGCTGTAGATGTAGAATACGCCGATGTATTCAGAAACCGGTACAAATAGTAGATTAATAGGAGGCCAATAATAACAAACAATATGGTTATAATCGAGAAGGAACTTCCCGTACTAGGCGCATTATAGTTCCTATCGGCCATTTCTATCGTGTTGTGCTAAAATAAAAGCTATGCATAGGGAGTCGACCATGTATATTGTGGATTAGCAGGTCTAATGATTGGACCCGCTATACATCCTTCAGGGGGGCAGACATTAATATAAGGAATGTAGGAGGTCAGGTTAGAAAATGATGTTGATGTATAGCTGGGAAGAATGCCAGCAGGATCCATTACCATGAGAGTATTTTGCGGATCATTGTAATAGGGTTTACCACGAGTATCTGCGTACTGAACGTATTTATTTGCAACATCCATGCTAGAGAGCCGGTAGTTATAGATATTAGCAATAATCAACTGTCCATCCAAGCCAGAAGAACCGGAGGTAGTCACCCCAAGGGGTCCTATGGGAAAAAATGGATATTGTGTCGATTTAGATAAAATCAGAGTATTATTGTAAAAGATATCGAGGCGGCGCCCTTGACGGCTTACTGTCACATAGACCCATTTCTGAACATCCAGGGGTGGGAGCACAATCGATTCAACGAAGGTATTCACCGCATTCTGCGTTTTCACTACAAGCTGTGCCGCAGCCTTCTGCTGGCGACTCGCATCCGGTGCAACAAGAACCTCCAGAAACATAATGCCGCCCACGTTGAACACCTGTTTGTAGCCCTTGTGCGTACAGTTCGTACAGTCAGATGAGGCGGTTGACGCACCCACCGCGGTCCCGCAGGTGCATATAGAGTATTCCCCATTTTCACAGGATGATCCTGAGGCCGCCCCACAGGATGAGTAGGATGCCGTACGATTCGCTTGACTCAGATAGACGAATGCTGAAAATGTGCCTGCGTCCCCACTTGCGAACATGCTTGTCTGTCTCTGATCAATGATTTGTAAGGGTGATTGGTTTAATTCAAACGGGCCGACGGCATTCGCATCAAGTTTAGGCACCATCTTTGGGGTAAAATAATAGATTATTAATGCGGCTAGGACAAGCCCTGTTAACAATAATAACCATATCCCCCCGTCCATATCTACCGGTACACAAGAATATCTTTGTTTATAGAACTGCTTTAGTCATAGTTAATCACTAAAGAATTTCTAGATAAGATCAATCATTATACAGTCATTGCCTTAGACTCATAGGCGCGAATCTCTTTTGCCGTCAATAGTCTTGGCCACATGGCCATATTGGCGATTCGAACTCCACCCGCATCAGTTGCGACCGGTGGTGGGTAAAAGTCCTTATCTTTAATTTGTTTCAGCGTATCTGTATTATTAATCGTCGAAATCAGCGAACCATTCACATAGACTTCGGTAAACGAGGTAGCCACAACCAGCGTGAGACGAAACCACGTTGATACATAAATCTGAGTGATTGGCTTCTCCATGGACTTCTGGATGATAGCACCAGTACTATCAGTTGTAATCAACGTTACCTGAATATCTTTTGTCGTGCCATCGGCCCAGACAATAATATTCGTATTTTTATATGTGCTTGATAAAGATCTCACATTTGCGTCAGCATATGTGGTGACGGCAGCAGAATCCCTATAGAAAATGGGGATAGGATAGGTCTTCTGATTTTGAGGTGTAATTGTGGAAATCAGAATATCGACGCCCAAGGTATAGTTACAAATATCGGGCAGAGTCGTCTGCTGGATTTTCGCATTTCGTGCATTCCCAGGCAGTGCTGGATTTCCGTCGGATGTCGTATAGGCCAGTTCTCGGTCTCCAGTACCCGATATCACAATAATACCAGGATCATTCGCTGTTAGGGCGAAAATAGGGTAGATCGTAAAGTGCACAAACACTAGGATTAAGAAGATGACAAAGATTAACAGTGCGCCATAGTATAAGTAGCCGAAAATGCTTACCCCTATTGAACCATCTGGCGCATCATAAAAGCTACTATAGCCGCTCATCGTTACCTACTTTGCAGCTTTTATTTTCCGTGTCTTCCCTTTTTTCATATCCCCCTTCTCAGGGTGAAACTGGATCCGTGAATAATAGGCCTGCGTGTCCGAAGACTTACACCCCCGCATCTTCTCGCGCAAATAGCAGACGAAGGAAATGCGGGTAAAGGGCTTCTCGCCACCCATGGTCCCCG